TTCTTCCTTACTCATTGATGCGCGGTCGTCCGCATCACGGCAGAATGGTTTAGTTTTTTGACCAGGTTGTTTAGCACAAGGCTTGCCATCATACTTACCACCTGCTTGAACCCATCCTCCACCTTTAAACCAATCATGAAGTGAATAGTCCTTATCTTTAGCAGACTTACCGTCACGCTTACCTTCAGATATTTCAACTTCCTCTTTATTCATTTCACCACTATCAACATAATCTGCTGCGGTATCAATATAATCTGCCGCCTTGGTGATTTTTGATTGTACCCATGCTTCAATTTCACCTTCACCCTTCTTCATTTTTTTCTGAAGTCTTTTAGCACCATTCACAATAGTTGAAAGTTCAGAACGAGCCATTGAATACTCGTGGTCCTTTGCCTCATTTGCTGGGTGGACCTTTGCAACAGAGTACTTATCCCACATTGTAGGTCCATAAGAGCATTGATCTCTGCTCTCCATTTTTCTGCATAACTTACAATATTTCATTTCAGATTCCTCATATGCTACACCTCTCTTAGTATGTAACATTTCTCCTTTCTGTTTCTTTATTAAAATATCAGAATACTTTGCTGCTTTTGTAAAACTAGAAACATTTTCGTCTGGTACTTTTTTGCTTGGTTTATCGTAAATATCAATATCTCCATCAGCATCACGATCCACATATTGAACAGTGGAATGGTGAACCAACTGTTTAAGGTCAAGATTTGGATCTAATTGGTGTTGCTTTCCTTTTAGGTGTAGAGTTTTGTGACCAAATTTTGGAAACTTAACTCCAGACACGTCTTCGTTGAATGGTGACATTGATTTTGTTTTTTCGCCTTTTTGTCTTTTTTTGCGAGCAGCACAGTGTGCTTTTTGTGAAAATCCTTTTGGATTTGCACAGTCTATCGATTTTTTATAATCTTTAGACCAAGCCATTTAAAGAAAAATCTATTCTTTATTATTTAGAAAACCTTGCTTGAGTAGTTTCTGAAGTTCTGAAGTTGAACCAACAAATACAGCATTGTTGGTGACATTATTTGTTGTCTTTACACTTTGGTCCTCAACGTCTTTTAGTTTCTTTTGCAAATCAATGAGTTTATCTGTAGTGTCAGCAACACTTTTAATTAACTGACCAGCAACTTCATATGCTCGTGGACTTCCACCTTCACCTGCAAGTTCCATAATTCCATTAATTGCTTCTTGTCCTTTTTCAATTAGGGAATATAAATTTGCCCTAGTGTATTCATAATCTTTTTTAATATCACTATCTGGAGATTTTTTGACAATAGAATCTTCCTTTTTTGATTCTACTATTTCGCTATCGATATTCAGAGCTTTATCAATACTACTATAATCTGACATAGAGTTCACCTATTAAAAATCAATTTTTCTTGTTGGACTATAATCTTTAGAATCTGAGAGGAAAGTGAAAGATTCGTTGAAACCAAAATCATCGTCTGGTTCAATCAAGTTATCATCCGCTGCAGTCAATTTATCAATACTTGCATTTACCAAATGCTCAGTTACAGTGGTACTTTCGTAACCTCTTTCAACATAAAGTTGAGTTGCATTGGGTTTTTCTTTTACATACATTATTTCATTATCAATGATAATTCTGTCACCAATAGTAAAATCTGCACTTGATACAACAGGAATTAAGACCTGAGAAGTTGAGATAGTATCTGTAAGGACAGAAGTATTATCGTTGTTGTAATCTTTCTTTGCTCTGGGAGTAACGATATAACGCATTTCTCTGGTGGAATTGCGAACGGAATCTCCAGTAAAAGTATCGACTTGAACTTTTTTGATAAGACCTTCGGAACTGTCTGCAATAGGACCAAACAGATATGTCTTGGCAGTAAATCTTAAAGTGTATATTAAAACTCTTCTTGTTGAAAAGTCCCCTTCATAATCGTCTTGGAAATTAATACTTTCTAAAATAATAGGAACGTCTCTCTTCTCACCAATAGAATCTACAAGGTTAATTGTAATGTTAAACGCTGGTTGGAAATATGGTAAAATCTGTTCAATTATTTGTAATCCGTCATCATTTAATTTGACCATAATGTTTAGGTCAAATCCAATATTATAGGGTACTGGTAAATAAACTTTTTTTATATTTGAACCAGTGCAAGCTTTGAATGTTTGTGTTAGACTTGATTTTCTTGTTGGATCATATTGAATAGAAGTCATTTCAAATGACATTCTTGGCAAACTTATCTGTACTGGTTTGTTCAGGTCTGGTTGCTGTCTTATCCTTGCAAGGAATTTTTGAATAGGTCCGTATGCTAAAGGAACTCGAATATCACTAATCGTGGTTGTATCGTCAGAACCCTGATGCTTTATGTTTATCTGATTGAATAGGGTTCCAAATCCTATAATTGTCTTTCTAATAATTTCGTGATAGTAATAAGTTCCTAGCATTAATATGTACCAAATGGATTTGATTCTGAGAAATCTAATATGAGGTCTGCTTCTTCTTCAATTTCATCATTTTGACTGTATTTATCGTAAATATCATCTTGATTATAAGTCTTTACAGAGAAGATAGCGCCAGATTCTTGTCCTGTGACTGTTTCTCCAGGATAGAAGTATGGTTGCGTAGAAGCTGCACCAACAAAGGAAACTTTAAGAGTTCCATCATCAGCATCCCATGATTTAACTCTTGCTCTAAGACCAGACCTTTGTCCGATTATAATTTCATTAAATTTATATGTACCAACTCCAGTAATAGTTTCTGGATCAGCAATTGTGACGGTTGGTGGATTATTAATATCATAACCAAATCCAGGATCACTAATTAGAATCGATGTTACAACTCCAGAAGAATTAATTCTACTTTCTGCAATAGCAGTAGATCCTACTCCAATAGGACCAGAAACTGTTACTACTGGGTTTGTTGAATATCCAATTCCACCATCATTTACAGTGATAGTAACAACACCAAAACTTGTAGGTTCTATCAAGCAAGTAGCAGCTGCTCCTGTTCCAATCGTTACTGCGGTAGATCCAGAACCAATAACTTGACTTATAAAATTAATTGAAGTTGTTTCAGTGGTGTATCCAATTCCAGCATGTGAGAAAAGAATTTTTTGTACTGAACTAACTCCACCTCTTGTTGTAGTTATTGCTATTGCTCTGGCGTCAGTATTTCCAACACCTATTGGTGCTGTTCCAATAGCAACTTGAGGTGCTCTAGTATATCCATATCCATCATTATTTAAGAATATTTGTCTAACATATCCTGTACGTACAAGTGGTGTTGCGGAAGCAGTTATTCCAGCCCCAACCATTGTCAATGTAGTTATAAATCCAATATCCTCCAGTTCTCTATCTACCTCATCGATATTTGTATCAAGAACTTCATCTTCATATTCGAATAGTTCACATTTTAATTCATAAACATAAAGTTTTCCTAATTGATAAAAAGGTTGCTCATTCTCAACAAATTTGACTTCAAATAGTCTTTGTCCAAGTGGGAAATATACTAAATCCCCCTCTCTTGGTCTGGTTGTTAATTCAATTTCGCTAGTGTTCATTCCATTTAAAAATGGACTTATAAAATCCTCAAATCTTTCTTTGGATATTGTTAGAGTTACTTCATCCCGTATACTTACACCAAATTTTGTTAAGATATCTCCAGATCCACTATATCCATCATAATTATTGAGATATGCTTCTATTGCAAAATTATCATCAAATCTAGAAGATTGTATTTCTTGGATAATGGTTTTTTTATTTACAAATTTTCTTGGAATGTATATGACCTCTACACCATACATTCTCAACTGTTCATTAATTAGGGACTGAACAAGTCTTTGTTCACCCGAAGATCCTTGTAAGAAGAAGGGATTAAGTGCCATTATCCAATAAAGTCGTAAGGTGGTAATTCGTGCTCTGATGCCATTCTTTCTTTCAATGAATCAAGTTCTCTTACAGCATCTTCATAAAGTTCTCTACCGTTTAGTTCTATTCCTCCGGGTAACTTAACTCCCCTAAACTTAATTAAGTTTTGACCCCATTGTTTTTTAATTAATGAAGTCAGATATTGTTTTAAGAAACTATCATTATAAATTTGAGTAAATGATGCTGGGTCTAACGCTCGATAACAATCAATTACTATGAAAGTTCCTGCGTTTTGGGAACCCCAATCAATATCCAAATATAGTCTGTCCTGTCTCTTGTTAAATCTAACTTGCTTATCGGTTGTTAGAAGAAAATCAATATCTTCCAAATAACTCTTGGTCATTGCATATTGTAATAGTTCAACCGAGTTGAAGTAATATAAGTCATTCAAAAAGAGTTGATATTTAATACTAAACATTCCACCAGAAATAGAACTAGTGTCAAATTTAAATATTTTTTCTACACCAATTACCGAGTCTGGAACTTGTATAAAGTTAGAAGCTTCATAAAAATTTGACGTTGTGGTTCCATATCCACTAATATTTGTAGAGGTTGCAGAAGTCGTTACAATACCAACTCCATTTGTATTTTTACCTCTTCCCCTATCAATATCTTCTTGAGTAATTTGATATTTTAAATACATCCTTTCAACACCATCATAGTGTCTTTCTTGGAAATATTGGATAGCGTCATCCACCAAATCATCAATCTGGTCGTCATCGACGTTAATTTCTAGTACAGGAGCACCAAGTCTCCTTTTACAGTAATCTATGAGTCCTTGTCTGGTGGATGGTTGAGCCATTTTATTCTTCCTTAAAGTCCGTATCTGGAGTGTTTTTCATGTTATTCATTTCATTTCTAAGAGTCTGTACTGTTGCCTCTAAAAGAATAACTTGATTAGAAAGTTCTGAAATTTTTCTATGATATAATTTTACTAAAAAATTAATATCAACTTCTTCACCTTGATTACCCATTTAATACGATCCCCCATCTAAAGTTGCAGTCCAAGTGGGTCTGTTAGTATATATGACACTAGTAGAGCTGGGAATTATGGATAGATTTTGCACCTGTCCGCCAGCACCTTCTCTCCTCAAATTATTTGTGGTATCAAAGGTTCCTTCAACACCGATTAAATTTAAAGTGCTAACAGTTCCTCCCGTTTCAACTACACCATAAGCATTAGAAGAATCTTGCTTTATGAAGTCACCAGCAGTTACTGTTACTGAACTTGGTAAAGTTAAATCAACTCTTGTAATAGCAACTAATACTTGTTTTGAAGTTGTTGTTGGTGATGCTGGATTGTTTGTTGAGGTTTGTAGTCCATCAACGTCAAAATAAACAACTCCATGAGTATTAAAATCACCAGTTTGGTAATATATTCCCTTTACGTCAATGTATCCTCTGGTTCCAGTGACTACACTATTTGTAATAGTGGCATCTGGAATGTATGTCCATGACCTTGGAGTTGCTGCACTACCTACGTTTGTTCCATCAATATATCCAAAGAATCCAGTTTTATTATTTGCTGAACCACTACTTGTGTTATAATTAAATCCAATACCTCTGTCAGTATTCGTGTCAAATGCATGAGTTACAGTCAACTGAGTAGTTGTTGAAATTCCAGCAATCGTAGGATCTGTCAGAGTAATAATTTTATTTGCAGTATCATATGAAGTAACAGTGTTAGCAGCACCAGCGTTCAGACCAGCGTCTCCGCTAACAATATCTCCAGTATTAATTCCAATTACAGAATCTAATCTAATAGTGCTTACGCCAGAAACAACCGTGCTCATTACGGTTCTAACACTGGTCACATCACCGATAATGATGATTGGATCGTTTATATCAACTGTTGAGGAGTTTATTGACGTTGTAGTTCCATCAACTTGGAGATTTCCTTTTATTATAACTGTTCCTTCATTACTTAAACCGTCAGGAAATGGATCGATGTAAAGTTCAGTCGTTCCGGGAAGAGTTGAAATTACATTATTTTCAATCCTTATATTATCAAAAGTTGCAATTCCAGATACATTCAAAGATCCGCCAATGAATATATCCTTTTCGATTCCAACACCACCTTCTACAACTAGAGCACCGGTGTCCTTACTTGTAGAATTAGTTACGTCACCAATTTTAATCGCAACACCATTTTCAAAATACCAATCAGCACCTTCAATTTCAAATCTATTGTCAGTTGTTTCATCGTAGCGCATTGCTACGTCATCATTATCACCAAAATTTAAATAAGTATCGTCTACAATTCTAATACTTCCGATTCCAACAGGATCGAAAATAATATCTCCATCAGTATTTGTTGAAGATAACGTATTTGCGTCTAATCTAAGATTATCTACGTTCCATTGATCAACTTTTAGAGAAGTTGAACCAACGCCAGCAGCAGTGTTTGGTTCTGGAGATAGAACTGCTACTACACCACCATCGAAATTTCTAGAGTTGGTGACGTTTGCAATTGCGCCAGGTGTATGCTCCATCATGGAAGCATAATAATAACCAGCTACTGGATTAATAATTCCACCATCATCGGCAATAAAGATTCTATCTCTATACTGAGAACTTCCACCAAAACTTCCAACACCAGTTATATACGCAAATTCACCCCACTGCAGAGAAGTTGGGAGTGAGGTCCCTGTAGACCTTTTAATCTTGATAATACTTGCCATTTTTTAAAATGTCCCCCCTTCAACAACTAAGTTTTGACTATTTGTTGGGGTTAATTGTAAAGTGGCAGTCCATTTTTGGGTTGAACTGTTGTAAACCAAAACCATTCCATTTTCTAGATTAGAAGCGTCAACGTCAGTTAGTTCACTTAAAGCAAGACTACCTGCTCCAGCCAATGAAGATAAAACTTTAATAGCATTCTGTTGGCCTACCCTGACCTTTATTTCCGACATCTAAGTATTAATCAGGTTCTAAAGTGTATTTATACTCCAGAGATGCCAATCTTACTAACTACTTCTTGTTGTCTCAAATACAGTTTATAATAAGACTTTGCAATATTTCTAAGTTCAGAAATATCGGATATTTTGTCTATTTCAGCAGCATACTTGAAGTACTCAAAACTTTTGCTGAGATTTTCTAGTTCAATTTTGTCGGGATCCATTTAGAAACTCCTTTAGTAAATTTTTTATTTCATCAATATCCGATTTTATCTGATCTATTTCCTCCCTTTGTTTAGAACGCTCATTCTTCATTTTAATATATTGTGAATAAGCGAATGTATCACAATTAACAATTGCGCCCGTGTTTTCATCTCTAAAAAGATTTTTGTGTCCTTCAACTGGTATCATTATGCTAGTGCAATTACACGCAGATCTTTGAATTTAACAGGTTTTGCTTCATTTGTGGAAGACATTACAATCTTAATTGCAAATCCAGTAAATTGATCTAAATCTTCGGCAGTAAACTGGTATTCTAAGAATTCATCATCATTACTTGGTCTTACAAAAGAGTCTGCTCTACCAGTATTCTTAGAAGAATCGATTACTAAATCGCCATAACCATCGCCATCAATATCTTTTAGATTATCATATCCTGGGAATAGGTTATATGTTTGAGAAATTTCACTGGAGTCTGATTTAAACAAACGATAAAGAACTCTAAAGTCTGAATCGGCAGATCTATAAGCGGAAAGTAATACTTTAAGAGAAGTTGCAGGCGGCTTTAAATCAATTCTCTTAGAAATGTATATCGAAGAGTGTGGATCTCCTTCTAGAAGATTCACTCTAGAGTCTAAAACATAGTCTCCAATTGGATTGTTGACTCTACTTCTTCCAAGAATCAAACTTGCATTCTTAATATTAATTGCTGGAGAAAGATTAGAATCACCACTATTCAATGTAACTGTCATGGTGAAAGATTTCTGTGAAGAAAGTCTCTCAGATTCATTCTTTTCAGAACACATTAATCTTGGAGAATCTAATACGTTCTCTTCATTGATAGTAACAGATTCTGGTTCTTTGCTCAAGAATGATACTTCAGAACCTCCAGCACTTGTTCCGCTAACTGTTTGAATAATTGCACTCGCTGTTGTTTGTTCACCTGGGGTAAAGATATCAAACTGAGGTCTAATAATATTGAATTGGTAGTTTTGAGAAGCAGATACTTCACTTCCACCAGAGATTTTTTCTTCAGTGAACGAGAGTTGAGAAGACCCACTAGACCTAGATCCTCTATCAAGTTCTAAATGATAAACATCAAAGTCTCTAAGATTTTTGAGTGCTTGAGTATTTGGTAAGGTATGGGTAGTGTTTATTCTAGTTAAAGATACTCCATTTAATTCATACTTGTATGCAACATTATCGATATAATGTGGACTTACACTTGTGCCTTCAGCACCTCTTGTGCTTATTCCAAGGGAGCCAACATTGATTCCGTCATAGAACATGATTTCATCGTTGACCTTGATATATCCCTTAGAAGTTGATATTCCTTCAAATGTTGTAAATTCCGATGTATTAGCGATTGAAATAGTAGTATCACTAATTCCAAGATTTGCAGTCAGTTTTATTGGTGCTGTAGAAGGAGTTACATTCTTAATCTCTACAACATTAGTATCAGCGTGCATTCCATGATTTGGTTGATAAATTTCAATTACATTTCCTTGATACACATTATTGTAGACACTTGAAGAACCTCTAATGTCGGTATTTGCGTATGCGACAGCAGTTGTGTTGTTATAAACAATTAAATCTTCAGTATCTGTGAATGACTCTCCTTGAACTCCAGTTAAGTAGAGGGTATCAATTCCATCTATTGTCGATACGGTGATTTGAGCACCGGAACCTTTTACTACACTACTTGTAGTGATTCCAAGAATATCACCAACTACATATCCATTTCCGGTAGATCCTACACCAGTGGCAACAGAACTAATTTGTCCATCTGAATTGAAAACTATATTTGCAGTCGCACCACTACCATTACCTGTGATATTGTAAAGAGGTACACCAACAAATGTTCCAGTAGAATATCCAGTTCCAACATTAGATACTGATAAAGTGCTCAATCTAGAACCAATATTTTCAATATAACCATAACTTCCAGGAGAAGCTGCGGCACCATGACTTACCTTTTTACCAATAGTGATAATAGAACTCATTGTAGAGGTAGTTGTAATACCAACTTTGAGTTTTCTTAGATAAGAAGTAATTGGATTATCTACGAGTTTCTGAATAACATTTTCTCCCGCCTTTAGTGCTGGGTTATAGAATACAACATCTCCAGAAGTCGTTGTAAAGTTGCACTTATAAAGTTTGAATTTCAAATCTTGGAATTGATTTGCTGTCCAAATACTTCCATTTTGTGATCTGAACAAACTTCCTCCAAGATATTGTCTAGCATAAACAACGCTTTCTGCAGAGGATAGTGAGGCAGTATTTATGCTCTTCTTGCCCATTTGGGCAATCCACATAGTGTAATTATCTGTGCTTGGTGCTAAGAATACCAAGGCATATTCATTATTTGGTTCAAGGTATACTGGGGATGGGAATGTAATTCTAGTTGCTACAGAAGCATCTGCACTTGTAGAAATATCTGAAGGTTCTAAAGTAACTGCGGAGAATTCATTTACCAGATTTAGAGTTGGTGTTCCAAGCTCAACAGTTCTTAATTGTACTTGCAGTTTTTCGACATCATCCTTAGAAGCAAAGAAAACATCGACAGAACTTAGGTATGCTCCAGTTTCATCTACAGTAAATGATTGTGCAAGTGGATCATATCTTTCAACGGTGGTTGTAACTGTTCTTTCAGTTCTTATGGTTCCTCTTGTCTGATAGACAGTTTCTGCGTTAGAAGCCAAACGCAAGTCACCAGGAAGTGGTGGTAAACTTGAGGGATTTGCAGTAATCTTAAATACTCTATCTCCAGTTCTAATTCTTACTAGTGGTGGTGGATTTGTATTTGGTTCTCTAATAAAGAAAGTTCCTAAAATATCACCATAAGTATCAGAAATAAGTCTCAAATTGGATACTGTTGCTACAGCACCACTAGTCTTTCCTACAAGTTTTGTTCCAATTTCAATGAATCCACCATAAGTACCTATAGATTCTTCTGCTAGAGCAAAAGTGTCTACATTTACTATTGTAGAAGAAGCAGAGTATGCCGTTGGCAATTCTAAATCTTTGTTGTAGGGATTTGCATTGTATGTCTTTGTTGGAGAAGAATAATTTCCAGATTTGTGATCTGGTCTTGCAGTTCTAAATCTAATTATTCTACCACCACTTGTAGTAAATCCTTCAACGTCTTCACCAACATTAAACGAACCAGAAATCATTGAGATCTCAACAAGTTTTGGTACATAATCAATTGAACTAATACTATCAAGAGAAATGTAATGTCTTGTTATTGGTTTTAAACCTTCAGCAAAGAACTGAACATTTCTGGATCTTGCATATGGATCTTCTTGTCTGGTTACACTTGTGTCTACACTAGTTTCTCTTCTAGCACCGTGTGGCGATGCTATACGAACACTTCCACCATCAACTCTGATTCTGATAACTCTTTCCCATTCATCGGATTTTGGATTTAGTGAAACTAGTCCAACATACTCAATCACATTGAATGGATTTACATTTTCAACCTGAGTTGCAACAGGTTGTTCTAACCAACCTTCTTCTTCATAGTTTAATGTAATTAACTCACCAGTTTTTCTTACATTAGAATCTAAAAGTGGTAAATTCTGCGAGTAATCTGAAGTGTTTGTATTTAAGTTTGGAGAAAGCGCAAGTTTTGGTTTAACTGACCAATAATCAACAGAACTTGAAAGTTCTCCGTCTTCTACATCACATTGTAAATCCGTACTTGTCTGATCAAGCAAATCAGTATTTTTAAAGTCATCGGCAAAGAATCCAGACTTGAATCTTGTTAGACCAAAATTATCTTGTATCTGAAGAGTCTTAGTGTCTAATTCTAACAAGGACAGTGAAGTTGTAACTTCTAGATTTTCAATTCTATCTTCCAACTTGCCAATGTCTCTCATAGTATAACGTCTGTTATCGACGGAGACAATTTTAGCGTCGTCTGGATTATACAGATAAGCAGGCAGACTAATAGTGCAAATATCCATTGCCTCCTCAACGTTGAGAGGAGTTTTTGGTGAAATTGAAGAGACGCCTTTTATAACTGAGAATTGTCCAAGTTTGTTTAGAACAACTCTATCAATTCTTGGTAGATAGAAATCATACCCAAGTAAAGAACTTTCTCCAGAAGAAAGAACCTGTGAATTTTGTAGTGTTGTAAAGACTCTACTTGAAAAATCAAATGGAGAAATAGTTGTAGATGTAAATCTTTGTACCCTTGGTCTAAAATCAAGAGTGTCAGAAGCTCTTAATCCTGAAGGAAGTGTAGGTACGTCATTTAAGAATCTATCATAATCGTATGAATTTACAGTGATAATATCTCCAAGGTCACTTGTTGGTATTTCATAATAGTTAAAGATTACCAGAAGTTGTTTCGTTGGAGCATTAGCATTAGTCTGTCTAACGATTCTGGAATAATCATAATATTGATCCTTTTGACCTTTATCAAGTTTATAATTTGAAGTTATGTTCAAATAACTTCCAAGAGTTATTGCTTGAATATTTGAAGTAATATTAGATTCTTCAAATACTACAGATTCGCCTGTAATGAAAGTCCTGGAATTTAGGTATACTATTTCTACTTCTGTTGAAGAAGATCTTGTTACTAATTGCGCTATAGCACCACTTGTAGACCCTACAATCTTTTCTCCCAAAATAGAAGCAGTATCTAAACTTAGACCAGATACAAAAGTTAGTTTATCGAGTGTTGGTGCTGATGTATCTAAAGACTCATAAACGGCAACAACATTAGTTACGTCTGGAAGATTCAGAGAAATTTCTTTATCTTCAATTCTCATTCCATAAGAACTACTAGTTGTTAATCCACTGAGTGCTGTTGATATTCCAGAAACAGTTTTATTGACTGTTACCTTTTCACTTCTTACGAAATTTTTAGTTCTATTTTGGATTACCTGCTTTCTAATAGTAACGTTTACAGTTACATTGTTCGTTTGACTTGCAAACAAACCTGTGAAAACTACTTGTTGACCATCACCAGAAACTGTAACTTGGTCTGATCTCAATTCTTCTATTGTTCCGTCTTGATAGAAGACTGAATATCTTTCTGCATCAAATGCCTCAAAAAATCCTGTAGTTACATTTGTATCAGAAATGTTGATAGTTAAAGAACCTACAGAATTTGTACTTCTCTCTCTTACCTGAGTGGTAATTACTAAATTAGAACCAGAAAGATTTACTGAAGAAATATTCCTAGCATTGAGTGGTGTATAGAGAGAGGCGTTCTCCGAATTTTTAATATCAGGAGCACCAACACTGAAAGTTACTTCCTGAGAAGTAGAAGGTAATGTTCCATCGCATACATTAGCAACTGTTGGAACAGCCGCTAATTGCATTGTTTTTCCATCCGAAGAAACAGAAACAACTCTGTTAAAGGTTTCCGTTGTAAATCCTACCTTTTGATATCTAATAATAGCATCGCTTCTAATACCTAGGAAGGTTTTACCTGCACAAGTTGCAATTCCTGAAGTATTAATGTTCAGTTTATCAGTTATCGAGAATGTATTTGGTGTAAACTTATAAAGGACTGTATCACCAACAAAGTCTGTTTTAAGACCAGAAGATACTGAGGTTGAGTCTTGATATACAGATTTTACGTCTTGAATATTATAAGCTTTTATAGACTTAATCGTTCTGCGTAAAGATGGTGATTCGTTAATGACTAAACTTTCACCATTAATAAAGTTTCCAGAAGTCTGAGAAAGTCTGATTACAGTGCTGCCACCAGCAGCGTCTACAACGTATCCAGAAGCACC